GTGAACAGTCGCGGCAGCACCTCATAGAGATCGCCTGCAAAACCGTAATGGGCAATGTCAAAGATAGCGGCGGTGGGGTCGCTGTTGATAGCCACAATACAGGCCGAACTGCGCATTCCCGCCTGTAAGTTTCTGTATAAAACAAGGGTAATGCCAACCAACGAACCCTTAAAACACCTTAAAGTTCCTTACATGGTGAGAAATCCCGTGAAATGGGGCTTTTTTAAGGCTTAAACATCAAAAAAGACCCTTAAAAATTTAATACCAACCTGAAAAATAAAAAGGGGGTTGAGAGGGCAAAAACGAATATAAATCAGATTGAAAATAAGGGGGGTTTTAAAACGTTCAAAAGATTTTAAAAGAAAAGCAACAAAGTGCTTTAAAGCCTTAGTTTTATTATCTTCATGGCTTTTAAAAGGCTTTTAAAAATACCTTTTAAATTGATTTTTAAAAGGTATTTTTAAAGAACATTAACGCCAACATTAATACCAACTAGGTGTTAATCAAAAGATTATGAGATGCTTGCAGTCTAGTTGGTGCTAAAATTTGAGATAAATAATATTAGTTTCGGGAGTTTTCATATAGCATTTTTTGAGCTGTTGGTCTCGGTTTTTTCTGTAGAATCAAGTTCGTTATATATAAAAGTATGTAGTCTGTGTTTACTACGATTACTTAGTTTGTTGTAGTTTTCTAATAATTCTAATTCATCTGCTGATAATTTGGTATCAGCTTTTTTTAATTCTATCCCCGTGAATAGATATTCAAATGACACACCAAAAAAATCGCTAATGCGATACATCAAATTGGCAGAAGGATTTTTACCTTTATTGACCCAGTCACTTATTGTATTCTGGCTAACCCCTATGTATTCTGCCAAATCTGTTTGCTTCTTATTATTTTCTCTAAGCAGATCTTTGATTCTTTCATTAATAGTCAAGACATAACCCTCCAAAAATACAAAAATAGCGATATTAGCTATTGACAATATCGCAATAGCGATATAAGATAGTAGTGTAATACCATTACAAATTATAACACAATCAAATTTACATGTATACGTAAATCTTGTAATACCATTACAAACTTGAATCAGAAAGGATGAGAAGGATGAATTCTAAGATAACAACTTTAGCAGAGTTTAGGACATGGGTAAAAGTTCAGTTGGTTTATAGGGATATATCCCAAAATGAGTTAGCCAGGCAGATGAAAATTCCAAATGCAAGAATAAGTGAAGCAACGCATGGCAAGCAGTCGGGAAAAAAGTACATTATTCCCATAATTGAAAATCTGGAAGGTGACTTGATGCATTTTCAAGAGTTTTTAAAAGCCATTTAAGTGGAGGCGATTTTAAAGGTTCATGAAGATGTCCTAACGGCACACGTTATAATCAATCGTCTTATGAGAGAATATACCAAAAACGGCCATTCAGCCGAAAAAAACAGTATTATTAGCAAATAAAAGAGGCGTGAAAGGAGAGCACATGGAGAAGATAAAAGCAGCATTACAGCATTTAGGGTTCAAGGGTATGGCAGAAGTCAAGAAGGCAGGTTTTATGAGATATCAGGTTTTTATAAATAGCAAATATATTGGCATCTTTGACTTAGAGAAAAATACATTCGTTGATTAAACGTCGAAACGGAGCGGCGGCTCCGTCATGCAGGGATAGCCTCCTGCATCTGATGATGACAGGCCAGAAAGGAGCGGATGGAAATGGAACAAGAGCTATTGCTTATAGAGGAATTCCTAAAGGATGAATATGACAACCTGAATTCTTATTCTAAAAAGCCAGATTTATCTGAAGCGAAAGAAGGTTTTGAAAAGGTCTGGAGTGAAACAAAGAACAGGGTTGAACAGCTTTGGAAGATCCTGAAGGTGGTCAATGTGGAATCCCATGCATTAAAGAAAGACGATAGGAAAAACCTTGCCTCGGTGGCGGAACGATTGCTGACCGAATCGGCATCGGCATCTGTCTATGGAGATGCCGATGCAGCAGAAATCGTGATCACTGACCAGGTACATGGAAATGAGATTGCGAGGTTCAATGTGAAAATGTATTTTCACTGCGTGTTGTTTAAGGGATATCAGTTTTATTGATGGTTGAATAACTATAAGTCCGATCTGGAAGCTGGGTACAGGATACTTCCAATTTGCAATATCCCTGCCCCGGCTTTGTTACAACGGTGTATTCGGCAACATATGTATTACCTTCAGGCGATTTGTGACCTTTGAAAAATTTAACGTCCGCAGAGGCTGGTGAGACAGATTCTGCATATGCGGTCAGGTAATAATTGCAGGGGCAGTTTTTTTCAAAATCTGCCAGTGAATGGTAAAAAAGTTTCATCGGGTTTTCTCCCTTCTTTTTATTTCAGCTTGGCGGAGCTGATATGGGAATAATATCACGAAACAGTGAATTGTTACAGGGAAACATATTTTAGTCGAAACGGAGCAGCGGCTCCGTCATGCAGGGTAGCCTCCTGCATCTGATGATGACAGGCTGTAAGGTGGTGATGACATGGGACAGATGCTTACTGCAAAGCAGGTAGCAGAGGTCAAAGGATGCAGTTTTCAATATGTTCAAAGAATAATTAAAGATGGAAAGCTTCAGGCAGAGGAAACGGTGAACGAAAAAAACCGGAAAACCTATCTGGTTCCGCTGGACGCTCTGGATGAAGATCTACAGCATAAGTGGTATCAGATGAATCTGGAGAACCCAGTGAACGTCATTAAGGATCCGGAACCAGAACCGGCAAGAGAAACGGTGGATCAGTTTTCAGAATCCGAGAGACAGGAGATTGATTTTTGGATCGGCCTTGTGGAGCAATGGCAGCAGTACCGTATGAAGCCGGGCATCACCTGCAAGGCGGAGGTGGACGAAAAGTTTGTCACCTTCTGCGGACTGGAATATCCGGACAGGCAGATCTCCATTGACATCCTTTACCGGAAGTGGAAAGCCATGAAAGAGGATGATCTGAAAGGCCTTATAGATAAGCGGGGAAAGTGGAAAAAAGGAACCAGCGGCATAGAGAATACCATCTGGCAGGCATTTCTGTACTATTACCTCGACCAAAGCCAGCATCCGATAGCGAAGTGCCTGGACTATACAAAGATGTGGGCGCAGGAGAAGAGGCCGGATCTGTATGCCGACATTCCGAGCTATTCGGCATTCTACCGGAGACTCAACAATGAGGTGCCGGAGGGCGTGAAGGTTCTGGGACGGGAGGGCCACAAGGCATTCAATGACCGCTGTGCTCCCTATATCCGGAGAATTTACGAGGACATTGTAAGCAACGAGTGGTGGATCGCCGACAACCATACCTTTGACGTGATGGTTCGGGACAAGGACGGAAACATCCACAGACCTTATCTGACGGTATTCTTGGATGCCAGGAGCGGTATTTTTACCGGATACCACATTGCTGACAATCCATCTTCCGAAGCTACACTGATAGCACTGCGGAAAGGCATTTTAAAGCATGGCATTCCGGACAACATATACGTCGACAATGGCCGTGAATTCCTGACCTTTGATATCGGAGGCCTGGGGCATCGTAAGAAGAAGCCAAAGGACGGTGTAGAAAAATTTGAACCGCCTGGCGTGTTCAAGCGGCTGGGAATCAACATGACGAATGCAATTGTCCGTAACGCAAAGGCAAAAATCATTGAACGGCGGTTCCTGGATGTAAAGAACGACTTGTCCCGGCTGTTCAATACATACACCGGCGGCACCGTGGTCGAAAAGCCGGAACGTCTGAAAACCGTATTAAAGAAAGACAAGATTTATACGGATGAGGAGTTTGCGGAGCATGTCGAAGCGATACTGGAATGGTATTTCAACATGGAAGAGTACAACGGGGCGGTTGTGGCTGACAAGGGCAAGAAAAAGATGGACGTGTTCAACGAACATCTGATCAAACGAAGGACGGCTACCACTGAACAGCTCCATCTAATGTTAATGAGAAGCAGCAGAGCACAGAAAGTTACCAGGCGAGGTGTGCATTTGGATATTGCCGGTGGCAGGATTGACTTCTGGAATGATGAATTTGTTAGTTTGATGCTTGGTAAGCAGGTTTATTTCCGGTATGACCCGGATGACCTGAGCGAGGTCAGGATCTACGACTTGGAAGACCGATACATTATGACGGTACCGGCAGACAATACGGCAGTCCTTTCCTACAATGCCAGCAAGGAAGATGTCAAGGCGGCAATGGCGAAGACCCGAAGGATGGAGCGTATTGCCAGGGAATACAAGGAAAGCGCTGTTCTGGCAGATGTAGACAGGATTACCGCCATGGAACTTGTACTGAAAGAGGCGGAACACAATAAAGCAGCATATAAGGGAAAAGCTGACCCGGCCATTCTTGAGGTTCAGAGGGCAGATGAGGAACCGATGTACAAGAAGGCCGTGGGCAGTATAGACCTGGACGTGATGAATAGAAATGCAGCCAAAAGGCAAGGAGGTAAGTTATGAGCAAAGAGTATGACGTGGAGCTTCAGGAAAGATTAGAGGAGTATTTGGCAGAAGAGGGATTGAGCCAGGCGAAAGCAGCACCGATTCTTGGAATCAGCCAGGCGGTACTCAGCCAGTACCGCAGGAGTATTTATGACAAGGGAGACATTGCCGCAGTAGAGAAGCAGCTGGAGGAGTTCTTCCGGATCAAGGATGAGAGGCAGGAGAATGACCGCAGGGCGGAGCCGTTCAGAACCAGGGCCTCGGCTGGATATGTGCCGACTTCCATTTCCGAGGGTGCTTACAAATCAATCCGTTATTGCCAGTTGGAGAAGGGCATTGTGGTCATTGACGGGGATGCCGGGATTGGGAAAACCAAGGCGGCGGCAAAATTCTATCAGGACAATCCGAAAACCACGGTTTATGTGAAGGCATCGCCCAGTACCAGCTCCACCAGAAGCCTTTTGAAGATGATCGCAAAGGCGCTGGCGATACCGGATAACCAGCGGACGGAAGATTTATCCGCCACGATCCAGGACAAGCTCCGCCAGACCGATAAGGTAATCATCATTGATGAGGCTCAAAATTTGAAATTCCTTGCGCTGGAGGAAATCAGGGCATGGGTGGATGAGGACATCTTCACCGGAAAGCCGGGAATCGGTATCGTACTGATCGGGAATGTGGAGGTCTACAATAAAATGCTGGGCAAGCAGGAAGCGATTTTTGCCCAACAATTCAACCGGACAAGGCTTCACAGCAGATACCGGACTCTGGACATCCTGAAAGAGGACGTTGTAAAGCTTTTTCCGGTACTACAGGAGAAGGGGATGAAAAAGGAGATTGATTATCTTTACAGCATCTGCCGCAGCAAATGGGGTATCCGGGGCATGGTGAACGTGTTCAATAATGCGGTTAACAACGAAGATATATCATTTGTGGGTTTGGAGCGAGTGGCGAACACGATGGGGATCCGGTTTATTTAGGAGGTGAGGGGTATGACAGCTTGCTATATTGTAACGGTGATTTGCCTGACATTGATTGTCCTAAGCTGGATGAACAGGAAATAAATGAACGGAGGCATTGCCTCCGGCTCTAATGCAGCCGCCGAAAGGTGATGGTCACAAGCCCATATGAATGCAGAGTGGGGCAAATTAAAAACTGAATAGGAGGATACAGATGGAGAACAAACAACAGATATTGGATCTGCTGCTGCCAGCACTAAAGGCAACCCGCAATTTAAGCGATCTGAAGTCCCTTACTTATGATGAAACCACGGAGTTGGTGAAAGCTGAATTTCAAAATGGGGGAAAGCGTTATGCCAATGTTGCGGCGGATTCGGGAACTTCTTTGATCCGGGATGTCATTAAACAGATCGTCTGAAAGGAGACCACATGAAAAGAACTATATCCAGTCTGTTAGTTGCATCGCTTCTGGCGGTCATCATCCCCGTTCTGCCTGTACTGGGAGCGGAGTCGCAGGATAAGGAAGACGGATTCACCATGTATGATGTCCCGTTGGATGAGGGAATTCAGCATTTCATTCAAGAAAAATGCACTGAGACAGACATTCCAATGGAGCTGGTACTGGCTCTGATCGAGACAGAAAGCGGGTACCGTGAAGACGTGGTGAGTAAAACCAATGATTACGGCCTGATGCAGATCAACAGATGTAATCATAGCTGGTTGAAGCGTGATCTGGGATTGGAGGACATGCTTGATCCCAGGCAGAACATTACTGCCGGAATGTACATGCTGAAACAGCATCTGGACAAATATGGAGATACCCATAAAGCATTGATGGTTTATAACATGGGTTCGGCCAGCGCATCCAGGCTGTGGAAACAGGGCATTTACAGCAGCAAATACTCAAGAAAAGTAGTAGCGGCAGCAGAAACGATTAAGGAGATGCATTGACTATGAAAAATGGAAAAAATCCGACCCTGGCACAAAAGAAGCTCATCGACCAGAACGGCTATGCGCCAGGGCACTGGCTGGTTGTAAAGGATACGCCACAGGAGATGGTGATCGTAAGCCGAAAAGCATTAAAGAAGCGATTGAAGCTGACAAAGTCAATCAGGAAGGATGAAGTATGAGTAAAGAAAAACCAGTTCCCATCCCCGCAGAGATCAGGGTTGCATGGGATGAAGCAAGGTATTGTGCAGAGCTGATCCGGAATCAGCAGGCCCGAATTGTCTGCAGAACCATGACGGACGGAACCAAAGTCCGGTACACAAAAAAGTTTTCCAAATCAAGGAGAGAGAGGAGGACGGCTTATGACAAAGAGTGAATGGGATCGGGTTCAGGAGGCTCTTGAAAGTTTTTGGAAAGTTGTCAGGTTAAACATTGATGGATATCAAGTATCACTTTCACTGGTTCGGGTTGGCACGTATAAGAATGCCATTGCTATCTATATTAACGGGGTATTTAAAAGTGAGTGGCTTATAAACGAATGTGAAGAACGAAAGCGTTTCCTTTCAGGAAAAGAACGGTCGCTGTTTACAGCCAGAACGGCAGGCTATAAAAAGCTACCAAAGAAAGAGCAAAAGGAATTTGAACAAAGGTATAACAAAAAATATACATATTATGAGTCTCACTGGAGTTCCTTTGGAGCATTGAAACGGCATTTAATTAAAAATAACACAAGCATCGAATTGGAATCAATCAAATAGGGGCAGATGCCCCTTCCTAATGCAGCCGCCGGAAAGGCGATGGTCACAAGCCCATATAAATGCAGAGTGGGAAAGGAGAAACGTATGTTACTGGATATTATAAGGTCAATACTAACATATCCGGTCGGCTCGGTCGTTGAATTCAGAGATGAGTTTGGAACGGAATACCAGGAAGTCATAGGATATCAGTTTTGCCACGATAATTTTTACATACTGCTCTCCAATGGCAGAAAGGTACACATGAATCGCATGGATACGGTGGTTCATTCAGTAAAGCAAAGGAGGATATCAGATGGTTATTAGTAAAAAGGTAGCGAAAAGCGGAGCGATTACCTTGCCGAGGCAGCTCCGGCAGGAGACCGGCATTTTGCCAGGTGTTCCCGTGGACATTGTGACAGATGAAAACGGATTGCATATTTCAAAGCACGTACCGGCCTGTTTCCATTGCGGAACCGTGGACGATGTAAAAGACGTTTATGGCTTGGAGATATGCGGCGGATGTGCAAGGAAAATTGCGGAGGTATTTGTATGATGCAGACACTGGAAATGAAGGAAAAGGTGGATCGCCTGGCGGAGCTTTCCAAAATGCAGTCTGAGATCCGGGCAGAATCCGAATCCCTCAAGGCATGGTTCGAGAATGAGGCAGTGAAGGATTTGAAGGACACGAAAAAGAAAACCGTCGAATATTGGGGAAACCATAATGCCAAGGTGATCGTAACGAACAGCGGAACGGTAAAGCCAGTGTCAATGACCATGGTCAAGAGGATGCTTGGGGATGTGTTTAGTGATTTTGTGAAAGAGGAAATGACGTATAAAATGACAGAGCCTTGCAAGCGATTGTTTTCGATGATGTTCCTGGGCGATTACACAGAAAGCAGCCTGGATGAAACCATCAGGGCAATTACCAGTGATGAGCAGATCCAGCGGACGCTTAAGAAAAAGCTGAAGGGCAAATATGAAAAGGATACGCAGACCCTGATGAGCCTTGTCGGCCTGGACGAGCTGGCGGCAAGCGACTGGGCGTACCTCACTGCGGAGGTTATCAATTGGGAGTGGATGATACAGATCCTGAAAAATGCAGATTGGAAGGGAACGCCGGAAGAGGCGATTGAACTAATCAGGGCGGCTGTCATCGTTGATGAAGGAATCAAGGTTACCATAGAGTCAGAGAAAGAGAAATAAGACCGGAAGGAGGGGCATATGAAGAATATTGAACAATTTCAGCTTAGAAAGATTTATGCCATCGGGAATGCGCTGGGCATTGCTGCCGGAGCCGGGGATGAGCTGCATACGCTGGTGCTTGGCATCACCGGAAAGGAATCAATCAAAAGTCTTACCTACAGGGAAGCAGGTCTGGTAATTGGCAGACTGGAGGAGCTGCAGGGGAAGGATGCCCCTCCCAGCCGAAAGCGGGCCAGGGAACATAAGAGCAAACCGGGAGGAGTTACTTCCGGGCAGCAGAAAAAGATCTGGGCACTCATGTATGATTTGAAAAATTATGACTGGCAGCCGAGCGGCGTACAACTTGGCGACAGGCTCTGTGCAGTCATCAAAAAGGAGCTGCATGTGGATGCGCTGGCGAAGTGTCCGTTTGAGTGGCTGGATTACGAGCAGGGCAATAAGCTTATCGAAATGCTGAAGCGGTATGTAGCAAGTGCAAAAAAGAAGGAGGATGCCCATGATAGAACTGGATGACCTCAGAGATGAGCAGCGTGGGATTGCCCTGGTGATCGGAATAGAAGCGTATCTGAATCTGTCAAAAGCCTATGGCGGAACTACCATTTATGTGGCAAAGGCAGAGGATCTGGTGGAACGCAAACGCCGGGACGAGCGGATCATTCAGGAATATGACGGGGCAAATACAGCACTGCTGGCAAGAAAATATGGATTGACAGAAACCTGGATTAGAAATATAGTAAGTGAAAAGGCTCATGAAATTAAAAAAGCACCGATTCACGGTCAGATGAGTCTCATGGAATTCCTGTAACAAAACAAAAAAAGTTCTTTAAGTGTTACAGTTATTAAAAAAACGGTATGATTGCGTAAGAAGCAATGATACCGTTTTTTTTTGGGAGATGTTAGATGAATGAGTGGATTGTTACAACGGCCATAACGCTGGGAATTGGCGTGATTACATATTTTCTGAAACGCACAATGACCCAGGTTGATGGTCAGGGAGCAGAGCTGCAGAAGGTAAAACAGGACACAGTAAAGAAATCTGATTTGAAGGAAAGCACCGCCGAACTAAAGTCGGAGATTAAGCAGATCAGAGAGGACTACACCCCTAAAAAGGTACACGAAAAGGATTTCGATGAGTGCCGGGCGGATATCAAGGAGATTCGTGAGAATTACCTGACCAAGGATGATTTTATCCGGGAAATCAGCAAGATGGATCGCAAGCTTGACCGGATGATGGAAATGATGATTGAAGCGGCGAAGAAAGGATGAGCAGCATGGACAGAGATAAAGATAAGATGATGAAGCGAATCAGGGCAGATGAATTTCCCAGCAATAACGGATCGGTACTTACCTGCATCAATCTGCTCAATCGCAGTGGATTTTCGCCGTTGGAGCGGGTTCGGGTTGGTGTGAAAAACTGGGGTGTTGAAAAAGCAGAATTCCTTGACGCTGTCCATTTCCTGAAAATGGCCGGGTACATTGAAACAAGAACAATTGAAGGTCATGTTTTCGGTGCCGATCTTGCCGATTATGAATATACGGAATTGGAAGTGAGGGCATCGGAGAAGGGAATCCGGCTGATGCAGGGAAGTCTTAGTGACGAATGCGTGAAGGTATGAGCGGCGAGAAAAAGCGGCGGAGCACCGGGAAGGTGGATCGGCTGCCGCCGGAACTAAAAGACACCGTGGAGCAGATGCTCCTGACTGGCAGCACATACCGGGAGATTGTTGCCTTCCTGAAAGAGAACGGCGAGGAAATGAGCCAGATGGCAATTTGCACTTATGCAAAGAAGTATCTGGCGACTGTGGAAATGATTAACATAGCGCAGAACAATTTCTCCATGCTGATGGATGAAATGAACCGGTATCCTGATATCGACACTTCCGAGGCACTGATCAGGCTGTCCAGCCATCATGTCATCAATGCCCTGACCAATGTCGATGAGGAGCAGATGAAGGAAGTGCCGGTGGACAAGCTGATTAAAGAAACCAACGGACTTATCCGGGCGGCGGCCTACAAGAAGCGCATTGAAGTGCAGAACCGGGACAGCTACGAAACTGGCCTGGAGGCGGTCAAGAGCCTGGTATTCGAGGCCATGGCCAGGGAAAATCCGGAACTTTATAAACAGGTTAGCGCATTCTTGAATAAGAAGAAGGGCGAGGGACTGGAGGGGTAACCTGATGTGGTATGTGATACAGGTTAAAACCGGCGACGAAAAGGGTATTGCCAGGAAGCTGCAGGAGCTTGGAATACAGGCGGTGGCTCCCGTGGAGGACAGAGTGATCCGAACCTCCGGTAAATGGACATCAAAAGAATATGTGATTTTTACCGGATATGTCTTTTTGCAGATGACCTACAATGCAGAGAATTATTATCGTGTCAAGGGAACGCCGGGAGTCATCCGGTTTCTGGGTGACAACCAATCGCCGTCCACGCTGTCCTATCTGGAAGCCGAGTGGATCATGGCTTTGGCCGGAAAGGATAATGAACCATTAAAACCAACCGTGGTCAGAGCGGCGGAGGACGGCACACTGCAGATCGTGAGCGGGGTGCTTAAGAAATTTGAAAGCAACATTACAAAGATTGATAAGCGGAGCCGGAAGGCGGCATTTGAAATAACCATATGCAATGAAAAGAAAGATGTCCAACTGAGCATTCAGATGGAGGAAGAGAAGGAACAGGAAGTGGCGGAATAATACCGGTTGATTCGTCCCGGTATGAGGATGTCATGGACATAGGAAAAGAAACCGAGCGGAGAAGATACTGGTTGGGTGGCGTAGCCTGGCTAAAACCGTCTTCAGCGGGTTTCTTTTTTGTTACCCTTTATGACCCGTTTAAAAACGCACAAAACCCGTTTAAAAGCGTTTAAAAGATGGTGCTGGCCCAATTCCCCAAGTGGGGCTGTTGGGGCAAATACGGCTTGATTTGGATAGAAGAAAAGATGAGGGCAGGTGAGTGATTGTGAGAAAGGGAAAACAGGGCAGCATTACGGCGCTCATCGGGGCGATGACAGAAGCGGAAAGCAAGAGCTTTTATGATGAGCAGGATACGGTAATCACGGATTTAGAAAGCCTTTTAAAGCTATTTCTCAACAAGGATGACTCGCCGGAACGAATGCGCATACTGGCTGACTATGAAGCCGGAGCGGCTCTGTCAGGAAAAGACGGCATACGGTATCGGCTGGGAGCCATTGACATGGAATTCTTTGGCAGGGCTTACTTTCCACATTACTTTTCCCGTCCATCACCGGAATTTCACCGGGAACTTGATGCAATCTGGCACCATGGGGTGTTAAAGGGAGAAGCACCGGCTACTCCGGCGAAACGAAAAGCAATCAGCCGGATGCGTGGCTCCAAGCGTGTTGTTGCTGCACCTCGTGGACATGCGAAATCCACCAGCCTGACATTCAAGGGAACGATGCACAGTATTGTTTATGAATACAAGCATTATCCGATTTTGATTTCAGACAGCTCTGAACAGGCGGAGGGCTTTCTGGAGAATATCCGGGTAGAGTTTGAAGAGAATGAGGCTCTGCGGGAGGACTTCGGGGATCTGGTCGGAAAGGTATGGCGGTCAAATGTCTTGATAACAAAGACCAATATCAAGGTGGAGGCGATCGGCTCCGGGAAGAAAATCCGTGGCCGGAAGCACCGGAACTGGCGACCGGATCTGATTGTCCTGGACGATATTGAAAATGATGAAAATGTCCGGACTCCGGAGCAGCGCAAGAAGCTTGAAAACTGGTTTTTAAAGGCGGTATCAAAGGCCGGTGATGATTATACCGATATCGTTTATATTGGCACGTTGCTGCACTACGACAGCTTACTTGCAAAAACGCTGAATAATCCGGGGTACCAGGCAATTAAATACCGGGCGGTCATTTCCTTCTCGGCAGAGGATGATTTGTGGAAGGAATGGGAAGGTATTTATACGGATCTGTCCAATGATAGCCATGAGTCGGATGCACGGGCTTTCTTTGAGAGCCACAAGGAACGAATGCTTGCCGGGACAGAAGTGTTGTGGGAAGAGAAGTTATCCTACTATGACCTGATGGTCATGAAGGTGACAGAGGGTGAAGCTGCCTTTAATTCAGAGGAGCAAAACGAACCCATTAATCCGGATGACTGCATTTTTAACGAAGAATGGTTTGACTATTACAATGAGTCCGAAATTGATTTTAAGAGCCGGGATTACCTGTTTTTTGGCTTTGTAGATCCATCACTTGGAAAAACAAAGAAAAGCGACTTCTCGGCGATCATTACACTCGCAAAGAACAAGGTATCAGGCTATATGTATGTGATGGATGCCGATATTGAGCGGCGGCATCCGGACAAGATCATTACCGATGTTCTGGAGAAAGAGAAATGGCTGCGCCGGGATTTTGGACGGGGCTATAAAAAGTTTGGTGCGGAGACCGTCCAGTTTCAATGGTTCCTAAAGGAGGAGCTGGTGAAGGCCTCGGCAAAGGTCGGGTTGTATCTTCCCGTTGAGGAGGTGCCACAAAGCACAGATAAAACCATGCGCATCCAGACACTGCAGCCGGATGTAAAGAATAAATACATCAAGTTCAACAAGAGACATAAAAGGTTGCTGGAGCAGATGTTCCATTTCCCGATGGGAGCCTATGATGATGGTGTGGATGCCCTGGAAGGCTGCCGGACAATTGCTAAGAAATCAAAGCGGTTCAGAATTCTGGATAAGGAAAGCCTGGGGTTATAGGAGGTAAGGATGCCAGTAATATACATGGAAAAAGCTTCTGTTGAGGCATTGACAGAACAGGATATCAGGAAAATCATATCAGAAAATTCGATTGGAATGAAGTATGGCAAGCTGAGCGATTACTACACGGGGAGTCACAAAATCCTTGGTGAGACAAAGAGGGATAGCACGGCACCAAACAATAAATTGGTCAATAACATGGCAAAGTACATCACCGACACGGCCACCGGGTATTTTGTCGGCAAGCCAATTGTATATAACTCCGATAACGAAGAGTATTTAAAAGCAATGCAGGACGTGTTCGATTACAATGACGAACAGGATCATAACATGGAGCTGGCAAAGCAATGCAGCATTTGTGGCAGCTGCTTTGAAATGATGTACATCGATGAGGACTGTAAAATCCGCTTTACAAAGGTAAAAGCCGCCGATCTGATCATGATCTATGAAACGGAGACGGGTTTCACCACACCGTTGGCGGCGATCAGGACGATTATATCCAGAGACAGGGATGGAAACGTAGTCAAAAAGGTTGAATACTGGAACGTTCACCAGGTGCTGTATTTCAGGTCGGTGAACAATGGCTATCTGACATTGGAACGTATTGAGGATCACTATTGGCATGATGTTCCCTTTACCGAATACATCAACAATGAAGAACGAATGGGCGATTTTGAAGGTGTCATCAGTGAGATTGATGCATATAACAAGGTTCAGAGCAACACCGCCAATTATTTTCAGTATAATGATGATGCGATCTTAAAGGTAGTGAAGCTGGGTGATGTAAGCAGCCGGGACGTTGCCGATATGAAAGAGAAGGGAGCCATTATCCTTGAGGATGGCGGTGATGTTGCCTGGCTGTTAAAATCCATCGACGATACTGCCCTGGAAAATTACAAGAACCGTCTGCGGGATGATATCCATCTGGGTGCCAGCGTACCGAACATGACGGACGACAGCTTTGGCTCAAACAGCATTAGTGGTGTTGCCGTGTCCTATAAATTGTGGGGATTAGACCAGACGTGTGCGATCAAGGAACGCAAGTTCAAGCGTGGCATACAACGCAGGATTGAATTGATCACCAATATGCTGAACCTGATGGGAGCCACTTATGATTACCGTGACATTGTTCCAAGCTTCCGAAGAAACAAGCCACAGAACGTGCTGGAGACGGCACAGGTCATCACCACGCTGGCAAATGACCTTTCACGGGAAACCAGATTGCAGATGCTGCCGATGGTGGAGAACGTGCAGGATGAGCTGGCAAAGCTGGAGGCAGAGAAACACAGGGATATGGAGGATTTTGGAACATACCAGAATTTTGCCAAAGCATTCCAGATATCAGATAAAGCCGCCAATCAGGAAGCCGGTGATGATACTTGAGCCTGAAAGAGAGAAATGCATGGATTGAGCAGGCGAAGGAACGAATCCTGCAGAATGCCGAAACCTCCGACACTTATGTCCGGGAGCTGATGTTTCTGTATGATGAATCAGCAAACCAGATAGAAAATGAAATCAATGCCCTGTTCGGGAAATATGCAAAAGACAATATGCTTTCCGATGCGGAAGCATCAAAACTGCTTTCCGGTCAGGAGTATTCAAAGTGGAAAAAAAGCATTGACCATTATGTTTCGGAGAGTCATACGGATTCTAAAACGTTGCTGGAATTGAACACACTGGCCGCCAAAGCACAGATAAGCCGTAAGGAACAGCTGCTTGCCAATATCTATCAGAATATGATTGATCTATCGGGAGAATGTGAGGTAAAGGTTACTGATCTGCTGGGTGACATGCTGAAAACAAATTATTACCGCACCTGCTATCAGATGCAGGTGATCAATGGAATCGGCTTTAATACGAATTTTAATGTTGCGAAAATCAATGATGCCCTGCTAAAGCAGGTGCTGGAATATCCCTGGTCGGGTAAGAACTTTTCAAAAACCCTATGGGAGAACACGGATACACTTGCAGCCCTGGCTAAACGTGAAATCACCATCGGCTTCATGAATGGCAGCAGTGTTCAAAAAATGGCCAAAGAGATCAACGATGTTATGGGAAAAGGCAGGTATGCTGCAGAACGGCTGGTAAGAACGGAATCCAGCTATTTTGCTAATCAGGGGGAGTTGCTTGCCTATCAGGAGTCTGGGATTAAGGAATACGAGTTCCTGGGTGGTGGCTGTGTGAATTGTCAAAGGCTGAATGGCCTGCATTTTCTGATTAGCGAAGCTGAGACGGGATTGAATCTTCCACCGATCCATCCAAATTGCAAATGTACGACGATTGCTTATTTTAGCAAGAGTTTATTTGGTAAGAAAGAGGATATGAACCAGTCCGACAAGATGCTTGAGTATGAGGAATGGAAGGAAAAATATGTTGACAGTAAACGTTCTGGCGGTATAATGAAATTGTCAGATGATGAGCAGGGGGCATTAAACAGATACATAAGCAGCGAGTCCTATACCTTGAACGAAAAGTTAAGAGACAATGCTCCGCTGACGGTGGTAGATCAGGCATGGATAAAGAACCTGGATGCTGCACTGGATAAAATGCCGGAGTATCAAGGTACGTTGTATCGCTCCATGTCGGATTTTGGAATTGAGGATGTGGATGGTTTTATCAAATCACATGTACCCGGCAATACGAAAAGCTTTCCGGCATACACATCTACTTCCATGGCGGTATATGATGAGGATTTTCCGATTCAGTATGTCATTGAGTCCAGACACGGAAAGGACATTACGGCTCATAACAATCAGGAAAAAGAGGTTTTGTTTAAACGTAATAGTAATTTTTATGTAACCAAAGTAGAGGGGAATACAATTTATTTGGAGGAGGATGAATGAGTAAACCGTATTCAGACCGCCGTTGGCATGATAATCCAAAGCCGGTGGATAGTTTTTGCAACGAGTGCCAGGAGTGGCTGGGGTTTGGGAAATGTAAACGGTATGAGACAGGAATACCGAAGGAAATTTTGCAGCAGTCCTTTCCGGGACAAAATTATAAAGAGAATTATTGCGGATATTATAAACCTAAATAGCACCTTTTCAGGTGCTTATTTAATTGTAGAAAATTAAAGTTTTAGACCAAGGAGGAATGAAAATGGGAGAATATAACTACATTGTAGAACTGATCGAGGAGATACCGGAAAACATACCGGTAAGCAAAACTGGAACAATCAGAACAGAAAAGGAATGGTATGGTCATTCTTTGGGTGATGCCGTTGGAAGAATTTATGATGACGGGAAAATAGAGTCATTTTTTAAAGAAGATAATAACAATGAGTGGTTCAATACCTTAAGAAATCGGGGATTATTAAAATCAAAGCATAGAAATTTGATTAACAAAAAGACATTTGTTGAGTATGGTTGTGAAGAATATTATTTAATGCGTCGGGTAGTAGGACACACATCAAACCTTCCAACAGTCACTGATTGTAGTCTGGATGATTGCTGCAATGTAAAGTTTGAATACACATTTGAGATTCTTCTGGTGGCCGATGATGATTATAAAAGATACATAACAGAAAGTATTGAAACCGAAGGACCACATACTTACTGTCTTGCGGACAAACTGGAAAGCCTCGAAGAAGTTTTTGAGGAGTGGGCTGAAAATGAAGAGCAGGGATTTAAGAAAAGCGAAGATGGCGGGGTTACGGTTATCTTCTATGATGATTTCGGACAGTCTTTAGATGCAGAATTTTATGATATTAGAGAACTGCTTATGTGCATTAATTCTGTTCGTATTGTAAAGATGGAGATAACCATAATTGATCGGAAAAGTTGATTTTTGATGGAGTGAAGTAAAAGCGGTTTTAATAGTTTAAACATCCTTTAAGGGTGTTTTTATTATACAAAAAATCAGGAGGAAAATATCATGGATGAAAACGCAACGAACACAAATGTGGAAGAACAGCAGAACGCTGCTTCAGCATCCACGGCGGCAGATAGTGCTGCCGCAACTGAGCAGGATACCGTGACACCGGAAAAAGCGAATGCCCTCCAGAAGTTTATCAATGGCTTGTTTGGTAAAACGGAGGATGGCAATGCTGCGGAGACAACAGAAACACAGGCGGCGGCATCGGCCAGCGGCACAGAACAAAAAGTGTTTACCGAAGAGGATGTT